TTGTTTCAACGCTTCGTTTCATGCGTTCATTTGCAGACATTTTAGATACGTCAGCCGGCATTTCAGCAGATTTACCACGACCGGGGCTACCTGAAGGCATCTCAGCAGACTTGCCACGATTCATCATGCGAGCCATGTCACTACCAGTGTCACGCGCCATTTTAGGAGCCGCTTTAGGAGAAGCTGGCATTGCTTTAGGCATAGCTTTAACAACTCTGCTAGAACCGGGTCCACCAAAACCTTGATTTCCAGACTCAGTAATTTTTCCTGAGTCATACGCTCCCTCAAGCATAGCGCGCTCACTTGCCGTACCTGCATTTGGCCTGTATCCCTCATCTTGAGGTCTGCCAACAATATCAGACCCAGACGAAATCATGTTTTGCAACTTTCCGCTTTCTTCATTGGGGGAAGGCATAGGCATCATAGGCCTTCTGCGAGAAACTATTTGTGGACGATTATTGGCTTCTTCCATTTCGTCAATGGGACCGCCTTCTTGATAACGATTTTTCATAATTTTCTCCTTAACGACAACATGTCGTAATGAGAATATTAACATGATTTAAAATAATTGCACTAGTATTTACACCTATCAAAAAAAATATTTACATAAATCAAAATTAGGTTATATTCTTACTTCAAGGAGAGTACAAACATGTCACCATTTGATGCATTAAAGATTGAATTTGGAACGCTAACCCAGCTGGCGAGCTTACTGCGTATGAAGGAAACGGCTTTGTACCAGTGGGTCAAAAGGGGTCAAATCCCAATTAAGCATGTAAAGAGAATCGAACAATTGTCACAAGGAAGATTGACTGCCGAAATGTTGCGCCCTGACCTATTTGGGAAGTAATCATGCACTACTATCAACATAACATTGGTGACTATCGTAAAGATACTTCTCACCTTACTCTGTTAGAGCATGGTATTTATCGACAGCTTCTAGACAGTTATTATTTGGACGAATTGCCTTTATGCAATGACCTTGCAAAGCTTATGCGTTCGCATAGCGTTCGCAGTGCGGATGAACAGCAAGCGCTTCAAAATGTATTGACTGACTTCTTTGAGTTGACAGAAAAGGGCTACATTCACAAGCGTTGTGATGAAATTATTGCTCAATACCATGGCAAATCAGCCAAGGCTAGAGCATCTGCAAATGCCCGTTGGGGCAATAAACATAAGGGTTCTAAGCGTAAGCAATCCGAAGGTAATGCGAACGCATTGCAAACGCAATCCGAAGGGAATGCTAACCATAAACCAATAACCAAGAACCATAAACCATCTGTAGGGAACGCAAAAATTGAGTTACCAGCTTGGCTACCAGAGAAAAATTGGCAGGAGTGGTTGGAATACCGTCGTAGTTCCAAGAAACCAATGTCTGATTTGGCAATGACTAAATTCCTAAACCAACTACAGGCTTTTGTGAGCCAAGGATATGACCCAATCAAGTTGCTGGATACAGCTATTGCCAGCTCTTGGACGACTGTCTATGCCAGAGAGGATGCCAAGAAGACCGCATCCACGGGCGCAAATCTAATGAAGGGGGTTACCTATGCTCGGACATAAGCAAATCATTAACCTTCGTAAGAACTTCCGTAAGCCCACAACGGTGTTTATTGAGATTGCCCCATACCCAGAGGTCAAATACCCCTATGAAGACCCTGAGAACGCCATTTTGATGAACCAGAACCCTACGGTATATACGGGCGGTATAAGCCCAAAGAAGGCTGATTTGAGCTGGGTCAAAGGGCTAAAAGTACAGCTTTTGGCTATGGATGCAAGTAATGAAGAGTTTGCTAAATGGTGGTGTGCGGTGGTTGATGCACAGCCATCTTTTTTAATCGGAGTAGATGCAGATAACGAGGTTAACGAATGGAGAGCGTAATTGAATTTGACGACATTAATTGGGAAGAGTACGAGCAAGGCACGCAGAATTCACGAAAAGTTAAGGAGAAATCCTATTACTCTGAGGAAGTGCGTAAGTACTTTGAAGGAGGTCTTATTGCTCGTGGCTCTCATTTACCTTGGGATACTCATGGTTTATTTGTCGGGTTACGCCCTTCCGAAGTATCTGTCTGGGCTGGGATTAACGGACATGGCAAAAGCCTTTTGCTCGGTCAATGTGTTCTGTCCTTAATCCAACAGGGTCAGAAGTGCCTAATTGCCAGTTTTGAGATGCGCCCAGAGATTACCTTGGCTCGTATGGCTAGGCAGGCTACGGGTATGCGTATACCCTCCCCACTCGCTCTACAAAGCTTTGACGATTGGAAGAAAGACCACCTTTACCTGCTTGACCACCACGGCATGATTAACACCGAATCCATGCTGGCTGTGTGCCGTTATGCCTCAGCTGAGCTGGGTGTCCAGCATATTGTGATTGATTCTTTAATGAAGTGCGTGAAAGGGGAGGATGACTTCAATGGTCAAAAAGATTTTGTTAATGCGCTTTGCTCTATCGCTCAAGATACTGGAATGCATATTCATCTGGTTCACCACATGCGAAAAGGTTCTGATGAAAAGCATTTACCGGGCAAGTTCGACCTCAAGGGGTCGGGGTCGATTTCCGACCAAGTTGATAATGTTTTTATTGTCTGGCGCAATAAAGGTAAGGCTGTGGAACGGCAGGAAAATGGTTCAACTGATGAAACGGTTGCGGATGCTTTCCTGATATGTGAGAAACAGCGTAATGGAGAGTGGGAAGGTCGTATGCCACTTTGGTTTGAGGGCGACAGCCAGCAGTATGTAGGGGAAATGCATGGAAAAATCCAGCTTTACTTACAGTGAGGAGTATAGGCATCAGTGCGAAGTTAGATTTATTTTGAACGAAAGACGATTGAGAGGAAAAGAATGGCTAAGACAATTTCTAAACCAACCAGCAGTGCAAAAAAGAAGGTCAAAACTGGAGAAGGACATATTGGAACAGTGGAACAAGGGGAACAGGGGCGAGACCCCGAACCTGTGGTTGTAGAGGTTGTTCCTGAGACTCCATTGACCATCGATGAACTGCGAATTATCGGGGAGGATTACGCTCTGACACCCATGATTTATGGGGAAGAAGCCCCTAAAGCGCCCCATCCTACCGATGTATTGCCAGATGCAAAGCCAAATGACCAAGACATTACTGACCCTTTGCAGTTGTTTATTAACCGCTACCAACCTGGTGAGCTGGTCAGCAAGAACCACTTTCGTAACTTGTTATTAACCATTTTGAATGATTGGAAAAACCGTGCCTGATATGAGCGACTTTCAGAAGCAATTCCTAGCCAAAGGGGTTGGAAACCAGCTGTTTACACAAGAGGAGTTTGATAATGAACTCGCCTTGGCTAAGGCTGAAATCATGACCATGGCTATCGAAGCGTCCCGTACAGCAGTCATAATGGAGCGTGAGTATTGCGCCCAGCTGGTAGACAAGATGGCTGATGACGAGGAAGAAGGGGAAACCTGCACCGCCATCCGTAATGTAGCTACCGCCATCCGTAACCGCATTCCTAGCCAAGTCAAGCAATGATACAAGTCACCTTGCCCTTTCCACCGTCCGTCAATACCTACTGGCGTACATTTAAAGGGCGCATGCTTATCTCAGCCAAAGGCAGGGAGTATCGGGAGGTGGTCGAACAATTGTTCGGTTACTTGCCCATGGTTGAGCCAATAGAGGGTGCTGTATGCGTGGATATTCTGGCTTACCGCCCAGATAAAAGACGCAGGGATTTGGACAATCTTTTCAAAGCGCCTTTAGATGCCCTCACCTACGCAGGCATCTGGAAGGATGACTCCCAGATAACCGACCTACGCATCCGCTGGGCTGACGAAATTGGCGGAATGCTCAAAGTCACCATAACTGAGAAGGAAAAATGAAAAAGTACCCACCAACAACGCCTGACAACATCAATCCCTACGAAGCCATGGACTTCCTGCGAGACAACGCTGGAGAGGCTGGTCGGCTTAAGGGTCAGGTGTATATCTTGACGGAGATGCGTAAGACCGTCAAAGCTAGGCTAATGAATCTGGCTATAGAGGCTAAGACAGAAGCTGCCAAGGAACGCTTTGCTGACTCACATGAGGAGCTGGAAAAGCACATAAACAAAACTGGGGAGGCTATCTCTGAATTTGAAACCCTCCGTTTATTAATCTCAGCGGCAGAAGCTAAGCTTGAAGCATGGCGCTCTCTGGAAGCCTCAGCCCGTAACGAAATAAGGTTATCCCAATGATTGATTACGCCCAAAGCATTATTGACATGCGTAGAGCTTTGCTCAAATTTGAAAACTTTGCTAACCGTGGTAAGTGGAATGAGGCTCAGACTGAGATGCTCAAGCTCAAGTCTTCGGTGACCGTTCTCCAGAAGATAGTCAAACAGCATGTACAGGAATGACAAGCTCTTACGGGCGGTAGCCCAGCTCCCCTGCATGCACTGTGGTCTGGAGGGCTCTACCCAATCCGCCCATAGTAACCAGCTCAGGGACGGCAAAGGGCGTGGGCTCAAGGCTCACGATTACCGTGTCTGCGCTTTGTGTTTTAGGTGTCATGCCGAGCTTGACCAAGGCAAGAAGCTGTCCAAAGAGGAACGGGTTGAGATGTGGGAGGAGGCGCACCGTAAGACCATAGGCAAGCTTTTTGAGGATGGCTGGCTGGAGGTGCAGTCTCACCCATATTAGGGTAAGTCCTAGGTACATTATTTGCACAACTGGATAATTTATGTTCTAATTGAATCACTGCAACGAGCAGTTAAATTTAAATAGGAGATTGAAATGTTAAGACTTGGAACTCAAACTGGTAGCGTTTTCAACCACATCGACAGCCGTTCTGTCCGTGGCGAGCCTGAGCCATTCGTTGGTATGGGCGCAACAGTTCTTCACTGGACTGACCGTTCTGCTGTTACTGTTGTTAAGATTGAGGTAATCCGTGGGGTTACTTATGTCACTACTCAAGACGACAATGCAAAGCGCAAAGACGCAAACGGTATGTCTGAATCTCAAGACTACGAGTATTCAGCCAATCCCAATGGTTGCCTCCGTGTATTCAAAAAACACCCAAAAACAGGTTTCTGGAAGTTTTGCGTGCTCAACCCAGAGACAGGTCGCTATGTCCAACAAAAACATGGCTCAGGTTTAAAGATTGGAGTGCGTGATGAGTATTACGATTACAGCTTCTAAAAGAGGGGGGAAACCCCCTAGAAAGGGTAAAATGACTACATTCACTACTGAGGATAGGGAGCGAGCCGAGCGCTTTACCCCATCCAATGTTCCTTATGACAATGGCAAGATTAAGATGGGCATCAATTACCAACCGCCCAAATATGTGGAGCAAGACTCAGATATGCTGATGATTCAGTCTTACCTGATTCAAGACCCTAAAATCTTGAACTTCCACTATTGGCTTAACCGTGCCTACATGGGCGTTTTAATCTTCATTGTTTTAGTTATCTGGCTCACCTCATGAGCTGTCCAGTTGTTATCGTGGACAGTGGGGCGAGCGTCCCAAAGGTCAATCCCCCTGAGAAGGAGAAAAAAGTGACCAAACTTGAATTACAACTACTCGCCATAGTGATGGGTGGAATCATCCTTGCTATGGCTCTTGTCACCCTT